TCCACTTGAAATGGTTTCAGCTTGCATCGAAATTACTACTACAAGAGATATTGCCCGACAAATCTTGCGACACAGAAGTTTTAGCTTTCAAGAATTTAGTCAACGGTATGCTGACCCAACAAAGGATCTTAACTTTGTTACCAGAGAAGCTAGATTACAAGACGAAAAAAATAGACAGAACAGTGTAGAAGTTGATGATACACTTTTACAAAACGAATGGTATCGTGCCCAACAAAGAGTTATCTATGCGGCCAAACGCGAATACGAATGGGCTATTGCCAACGGCATAGCAAAAGAACAAGCTCGTGCTGTACTACCCGAAGGATTGATTGAAAGTCGATTATATATGAATGGTACATTGCGTAGTTGGGTTCACTTTATTGAACTACGTAGTGCTAACGGTACACAGAAAGAGCATCAAGAAGTTGCAAAGACTTGTGCAAAAGTTATTGCAGATGTATTTCCATTAATGAACGATCTTGCTCAAACTTCTCCTTAAGCCAATCAAAATCATTAATTTTACTAAGTGCCGGTAAGTTACCGGCATTTTCTTGACCGTATGCGCGGCCGGCGAGTGCGCCAGATATAGAATATTTGCCATATAATCGATCTTCGCCTACGGAACACCAGATATTTAAACGTTCTTCAGTTTCATCATTGACTTGACCCTGTATGGTTTTAGATGATAATTTAACACATTCTCTAAACGCACTTCTCCATGTACTAAATGGATCTGTATTAAAGGCAGCAATATTTGAAACTATTGGCATTGATTTAAATGATGGCGATATACTTGTAGTCATATCAGGTTTTGATAAATCCATATTTAAAGTTAATTTACGTGGGAGTAGTTTAACACCACCGTTACCGTATTGTAAATCATTTATAGGATTACGACTTGTCCATACATGTACTGTTGATTTAGTATAAGTGTCATGATGAACTACTTGTGGAAATTCAAAATTAAAATTTTTTTCTAAAATTGCATCTGCATCTACTACCCAAAATAGATCCGAACTAACTAACTTTGCGGCCTGAATATGGGCATTATGAATGCCCTTTATTCCGTCAACTCTATGAACATACCTTCCAAGTTTTTTAGTTAGTGCAGTATAATGTAAATCTGCGTTGGATTCATAATAGCTTATAAACACAACATCAAACGGTTTAGGGGCACTAGCCTGTATATCTATTTCTTTTTTACTGGTAAAAAATCGATATAAAAACTCTTTACTACTTACCATTGATTTTTTGGAAAACAAACAGACGCCGTCAAAATATTCATTGTTTTTAAAAACATGAGTAATATGTTGGTTATAATATGGAACTTGATAATCAAACATAAAATCATGATTAATTTCTAAATCTTTCCATACTACCCAAAACATATTAGTCTTAGATGTAGTCAAGGCCTCTTTGTATTCATCATAAGTATTGATATAAAAAATATCATGAGTAACAGGAATACTAGCTTGTATGTCTATCTCTTTTTTATTCGTAAAGAATCGATATTCTAGTTCTCTGTTAGAAACTGATATTTTTTTAGGAAATAAGCAAATACCATCATAAAAATTTCCATTACGAAATACATGTATGTATTCTTCATCCCATTTAGAAATTTTAAAATTAAAATTAAAATTATCGTCTATATGTAAATCGTTACATACTACCCAAAAATATACAGTAAATGATTTTTTTTGGGCTGTGTAAAAATCATCAACACGTTTAGCTAATGGAAATTTTGTTTTTATTTTTTTCCATTCATCGTTTTCAGAACCAATATAAAAAATATCGTACATTATCTTCTACGAATAATTCTTGGACTATTATTAAATACAGTCTTAAAAAATTTACTACCAGTAGAATCTATATCTGTAATTTCTAATTTACACTCATGGCGCAGAGCACTGCCTACCATAGTAACAGCTTCTTGTAAACGATCCGCATTTTTGCTGTATTGTATTTCCCATTGGTTTGTTAACCAATCAAAATCTCTTACATTAGCATAGTCCCAATCTGTACAGTTAGTAAGATAAGCACCTTCTCTGGCTCCGTATATGCTCCATAATCCATTAGTAACATCAGCACCAATATTACACCAAATTAATAGTCGATCATAATTTTGCCACCAGATTTTTTTAATATCTGTTGCTCGAGCACCTTGGTCCAATGACATTTTTACGCCTTCGCGGAATCCTGCTCTCCATGCTTGAAATGGACTTGCATTAGTATAGCTCTCACTATAGTTTTCATTAAATTGATAATACTTGTCGTCAAAGCAAAACTCAACTAAACCCTTAACATCATTAGGATCTGAGTTTTCATGTGTACGCATATTGTTTACAAACTTACGGGTCCATAGTTTTAATCCGCCGTTGCCGTACATAAGTCCGTTAACATGCACCTTTCCGCACCAACTGAATACATGATCAGATGTAAGTCCTAATTCATCTAAATTAATTTCTACTTTTAAGAAATTAGGATCAACAATATTGTCGGCATCTACAGTGACAAAATATTCTGTTTCACTTAATGCGGCACAGGCTTTATGTGCGGCATCGCTACCTTTAACTCCGTGTACACGCTTTGCCCAAGGTGCTTTAGTCAGTAAGTCTGCATAATTTTTTTCAGCGTTAGGTTCATCGTAACTTAGGAAAATAATATCCTGTTCAATAACTTTAATATTATCACTCATATGTTTTTATTAATCCGTAATTATTAAATAATTTTCTAGTAACAACTGAAATATTATCAATCTGTTCTTCTATTTTTGATTCAAACGGTATGTATATTTCTTTATTCATTAGGTCACTTGAATTTATAAAAATTTTTCTTATTAAGAAATCAAAATCGTTTTCAAGGACAATAAAAAAAGAAAGTTTTTCTGTTAAAAACTTTTTACCCATTAACCGAAGTTTAGTGTCGGGTAAAATATTAATTACCCAATGTTTAGTTGCCAATGACCATTCAACCGTTAGCTCTGTATCAATTGTTGGTTCATTTAAAATTAGATCAAACATTTTGTTTTCAAAACTTAGACCTTTAAAATTCTTTGGTACTATTTCAATAATATAGTTGTCATTTGCAGTTGGTGTTTTTACTACAGCCCAATCTAATAATCTTACTGTATCACTAGATAGCTTTTGATGAAGCTCCGGTGATATTTCAATATAAGAATTAAAATCTTCTCTATCTAATAAACCATTCGCTACTGCTAATATACTGCCATTATTACTATTATAGTAGACATAAAATCGATTATCCGGTGGGGATGCTGGAAACACAAATTCTTCGTTATCAATCATACAATTAACCTTTTTAATCCGTCAATAATTCGTTGGTTTAAAAAATCTTTTTCTACATAATGAAACAATTTTGATTGTTTAATATTACCAACTACTAAATCCCCTTTAGAATTTAAAAAATAAAAAACACTATCTTGCCAGCGTATAGAGTCATTTGCCCAACCTTGAAGCGGTGCTTTCATATGGACAAATTCTAAAGGACTGCATATATCAATTGCCTCTTCGTGAAATCCTGTAATTTCTATGGCAATAGCAACAACTAAATCCATGCTTAACCAGGGTTGATATTCATTTGGAGCAAACTTACTATAACACCATTCCCAATTATTACAAACAAATTCTAATGTTTTATAAAATTCTAAAGCAGTTTGTGATTTTTTAAAATAATGTAGTGCAGAATATGGACTAGTAAGTTGGTTGGATATAAATGCTTTTCTATGCACAGTATCAATTACTGGTTCTAATTTATAATTAGTAATTCTTGAACAATATTTCAGATTATATTTACTACAATATTCCCACCATACAGTAATATCTTCTAATAGAAGCATATCAGTATCAAAAACTATTGTTTCTTCATATGGAGTTGCGTGATATAATTTCCATCTGTTCTCAGCTCGGTAGCCTACACCAGATGTGCTATCTCCCCAGGGTATCGGGATAATATTATCAAATACAGTTTGATATTCTTCTGGAACTAGATCATTAGTTACCAATGAAATATTTTTATAAGTTTTTTGACTGGCTTTAATTGACAATGCTAATGCATATGCCTGTTGAATGTAATCAACTGTTTCTGTATTTTGTGCTAAGACAAGAAATCCTTTAGACACCTAAACCTCCG